GGATACGGAAAATACGATGATCCTGATGATAGTGATTTTGATGAACCTTCGAAAACTAAACAATTAGAAAGTAAGTCTACTTATAAAAAAATAATGGAGATGAAATAATGGAGTGGTTAAAGAAGTTAGTAGTTTCAATATTGGGACTTTTTGGTTTAAGTACATTTTTAAGTGCTAGAAAGTCACAAGAAGTAAAGGAATTAGAAGGTGTTATAAAAGAACATAAAAAGAAAACAAAAGAAGTATCCAAAGAAATAGAAAAATTACAAGTACATAAAAATAAAAATAAAAAACAAATAACAAATGCAAAAAGAAAACTTACTCGTACTCAAAACGAGATTAAAAAAATGGAAACAGCTTACGAAAATGATGAAGTATCAGATGCAGCAGATTTTTTGAGGAAGTTTTCCAAGAGTAAATAATTATATATATGTATATAAGGAGAAATTAAAATGGCAGACGCAGGAACAATGTTTAGGTCGCAACCAACTGACCAGAAACTCGGTGATTATAATGGAATATTTAGAGTGGCACCAAATACTACAGTAGCCTTTACTGGTTCAAATGCCGGTGCAGGATTTATTGTTGAGCATGTAGGTAATGTAGTTATTCATGGATCTGGTGGTGGAACAATACCAGGATCGGCATTGTTGATAGATACACTTTATCCAATAGGTGTAAATAAAGTAGCAATTGGTGCAAGTGGTATAGTTTATGTCTTAAAACGATAGGTGATGAATATGAAATATCTATGGATATTATTGCTATTTATCCCACTATTCGGACAACAAACTTTTACACAAGAAGAAGCGTTAGAAATGATTAAACAACGTGATGCCGAATGGGAAAGTAAATTGTTAAAGTTAGAATCTATTGATAGTGCAAAGACCGTACAAATTGGTCAATATGAAGATTTGGTCAAAGAGTTAGAAGACCAAGCTAATCTTGATTCTTTAATAATAGTGGCAAAAGGTAAACAAATAGAAGCTTTAAAAGCACAAAATGAGGCCAATGAAAAAATGGCAGGGTTAGCAAAACCAAGTTGGTATGAAAACAAATGGCTGTATTTTGGATATGGAGCAGCCGCAATAATTATACCGACTTATTTTGGGATTCAAATAGCGGACATAGCAAATTAATGAGTGATAAGAATATAAAAGAAGTCATTAAAACGGAATATTTAAAATGTGCAATGGATCCTGCATATTTCCTAAAAAAGTATGCTGTGATTCAACATCCAATACAGGGTAAAATACCGTTTTCTTTATATGAATTTCAAGAAAAAATGGTAAATGATTTTAATAAACACAATTATAATGTAATTTTAAAAGCACGACAATTAGGAATATCAACATTAACTGCAGGATACGCATTGTGGATGATGACATTTCAGAGTGATAAGAACATATTGGTTATTGCAACTAAACAAGATACAGCCAAAAACCTTGTAACAAAAATCCGAGTGATGCACGCAAACTTACCGAATTGGGTAAAGTCAAATTGTGTCGAGGATAACAAATTATCATTAAGATACAGTAATGGTTCACAAGTAAAAGCAATTGCGAGTACTGAAGAAGCAGGTCGTTCTGAGGCACTATCTTTATTGATACTTGATGAAGCAGCATTTATTGAAAAGATAGATATGATATGGACTGCTGCACAAAGTACTCTTGCAACTGGTGGTCAATGTATAGCACTTTCAACACCAAACGGTGTAGGAAATTGGTTTCATAAAGTTTGGGTTGATGCAGAAGAAGGGAAAAGTGATTGGAATTTTGTAAGACTTCATTGGTCATTACATCCAGATAGAGATGAAGAATGGAGAGCAGAACAAGAGAAACTTTTGGGACCGTCAATGGCAGCCCAAGAATACGATTGTGATTTTATCACTTCGGGTCAAACTGTAATTGATGGTGTTATTTTGGAAGAATACAGAAATACACAAATTGAAGAACCAGTTGAAAAAAGAGGAATGGATAGTAACTTATGGATTTGGAGACAACCAGATTATACAAAGAATTATGTGGTTGCCGCTGATGTCGCCCGTGGTGATGCATCAGACTTTTCAGCATTTCATGTAATAGAAATAGAGAGTATGGAACAGGTTGCAGAATATAAGGGAAAAATACCTACCAAAGATTTTGGTAATTTATGTATGAACACTGCTGTGGAGTTTAATAACGCATTACTTGTTATTGAGAACTCAAGTATTGGTTGGGCTACTATCCAACAAGTTATTGATAGAGAGTATGATAACTTATTTTATACAAGTAAAGATTTACAGTTTGTAGACGTCGCAAGACAAGTAACAAATAGATACAGACATAAAGATAGACAAATGGTCCCAGGATTCAGTATGACTATGAAAACAAGACCATTAGTAATAGCAAAATTAGAAGAATATTTTAGAGAAAAATCAGTCATAGTACATTCTAATAGACTGATTGATGAATTATTTGTGTTTATATGGCACAACAATAAGGCCGAAGCAATGGAAGGATACAATGATGACCTTCCAATGAGTTTGGCAATAGGATTATGGGTAAGAGATACTGCACTTAGATTAAATGCAGAAGGAATCGCCTTACAAAAAACAGTCCTAAATAAAATGTTAGATTATGAACCACTTTACACTCCAGAAGAAGAAACAGCTGAAGGTTGGGATTGGGAAGTACATGGTGAAAGAGAAGATCTAACTTGGTTAATAAAATAAGAGGTAAATTATGGCAAGAACAAATTTAAGAGCTAGACTACAACGATTATTTTCCACAAATGTCATTGTAAGACATGCAGGTGGGAAAATGTTAAAAATTGCTGATACTGATAGAGTTCAGGCAGCATCGAGAAATCGTCTTGTAGATAGATGGTCAAGACTCCATTCTAATATAGCATATGGTGGATATGGACACGCACAGGCAATCAGTTTTCAGGCAGAAAGATTGGGTTTATTTAGAGACTATGAAGAAATGGATAGTGATGCAATTATATCATCAGCACTCGATATTTATGCAGATGAATCCACGATGAAATCAGAATATGGACAAGTATTAGAAATTAGATCTGATAATGATAATATACATGATATTCTTCATAATCTTTTTTATGATATATTGAATATAGAATTCAATTTGTGGCCGTGGGTTCGTAACCTATGTAAATATGGAGATTTTTATCTTTATTTAGACATTAAAGAAAAGTATGGTATTACAAACGTTATCCCACTTTCAGCATATGATGTAACTCGTATTGAAGGTGAGGATCCAGAAAATCCATATTATGTTCAGTTTGTAGTTGAAGAAATGGATACAAGACATAGTTCTGCAATGGGAGGCAATAAAGAAATGGAAAATTTTGAAGTGGCACACTTCAGATTACTTTCAGATGCAAATTTCATACCATACGGAAAAGGTATGATTGAAGGAGCCCGTAAGATTTGGAAACAGTTATCTCTTATGGAAGATGCTATGTTAATTCATAGAATCATGAGAGCACCCGAAAAAAGAGTTTTCAAAATTGATATTGGTAATATTCCACCTGCAGAAGTTGATAACTTTATGCAGAAGATTATTACTAAGATGAAAAAGGCACCCGTAATTGACCAAAATACAGGTGATTATAATTTGAAATATAATATCCAAAATCTTACAGAGGATTTTTTCTTACCAGTTCGTGGTGGAGATAGTGGGACTGCAATTGATAATCTTCCTGGTCTTACTTATGAGGCAGTAGAAGATATTGAATATTTGAGAAATAAAATGATGGCAGCATTAAAGATACCAAAAGCATTTCTTGGATACGAAGAAAATGTTGGTAGTAAAGCAACATTAGCAGCAGAAGATGTAAGGTTTGCTCGTACTATTGAAAGAATACAAAGAATTGTTACAAGTGAATTAACAAAGATTGCTATTGTTCATTTATATTCACAAGGATTTACAGACGCAGACCTTGTTAATTTTGAATTAGAATTGAAAAATCCATCTACAATATACGAAGAAGAAAGAATTGAATTGTGGAATAACAAACAAAGTCTTGCTTCAAGTATAATGGACTCTAAGATAGCTGATACAGAATGGATTTATGATAATATTTTTAAGTTTACTGAAGAAGATAAAAAGGATATAAGACTTGGTATTATTAAAGACCAAAAACGGAAGTTTAGATGGGATCAAATTGAACAAGAAGGAAATGATCCAGTTCAAAGTCAAGAAGCAGTTGGAACACAGGGAGCAATGGCAGGTGGTGGAGAAGGTGGAGCACCTCCCGGTGGTGGAGGACCTCCTGGAATGGGAAGAACAAGTAGAGAATTAGAAATGGATATGCCAGATGACGGTTGGCCAGGAAGTGGTCGTCCAAAAGAGGGACCTAAACATGGAAAAGACTCAAGTATAAGGGGTAGAGATCCACTTGGAGCACACGATAAACGAAAAGGTGGTAGTGGTAGTCCAAAATATGGAATTGCGTTGGCACATTATGACGCATTAGTGAAAAGTTTAGGAAAAGTAGGTCGTGAAGATAGAAAAATACTCTATGAAACGACTGATGTGGAAGAAGAATATAAAAACGAAGTATCATCGTCTTTAAGTGATACTTAAACGACTAATTATTAGAAGTTTTTATATTTATAGATGAAGAAATATACTTATTTAGGAGCATAGATTATGGCCCAACGCGTAAAGCACTCGAAGATAAAAAATACGGGAATTCTTTTTGAGTTATTGTCCCGTCAGATAACAGTTGATGTAATGAACGGAAATGATAAGAGTAAATCCGTAGAAATGCTAAAGAAATTTTTTAGTGAAAAAACAGAACTCGGTAAAGAAAATCAATTATATCAAGTTTTGTTAAAAGAAAATTATAACTCTACTCATAAGGCAGAAAAATTAGTTGATGCTGTGATAAGAGCGAGAGAAAAATTACAGAATAAAAAACTTCGTAATGAAAAATATAATCTTATTAAGGAGATTAAAAGGAATTATGCTGTAGAAGATTTTTTTAGAGCACGAATTCCTAATTATAAAGTATATGCTTCTATTTATAAGAAATTTTTATCAGAAACTACCCCTGTATTTGATCCAGTAGATGAAGTAGATAGTACTTTTTCTATTATAGAGCACATTACTCGTAATAAAGTTAAACCACGTGATACAGATAGTAAAGTAATTTCTGAATTTAAGAAAGAGGATAAAGATTTACGATTACTTTCTTATCAACTGATGGTGGATAATTTTAATGGTAAATATAAGAATTTAAATTCTATGCAACGTAATTTATTAAAAGAATATGTTAATAATATTTCTAATACAAATAAATTAAGAGAGTTTATAAATAATGAAGTAGTAAAAATAAAACAAATTCTTAATAAAATTCTGCCACGAGTTACTGATGATATTACGAAAATTAAATTAACTGAAGCAATTAAACAGGTTGATACATTATCAAAAGGTAGAATTGTGAAAGATAAACAGGTTGTATCTTTAATGAGGTATTATGAACTCATCAAGGAATTGCACAATGTCACGGGTTAGTGGAAAAGATTTATTTCGTAAACTTGTTAGGGAGTTAATCAAACAAGAATTAGACGAAGCCAATTCTACTGCAAGTGTAGGTGGTAGCTATAATACACCACACGCATTTGGCGGTAGTAATAAAAAAGGTAAAGGTAAGGGCAAGGCTGGTTACACGGGCGGTCATGATGATCCAACTGATGGAACTGGTCATTTTATTGCTGATGACCCGAAGTTGAGAAAAACTGAATCGATAGTAAATGAAGGTAGATATCACGCTTGGAGAAACGATGATACTTTAAGTCCCAGGCAAAAAATTGGAATGGCAATGAGAGAAACTCGTGATAACCTTACAGAGTTAGAACGAGTTGTGAGATATAATGTTAGATTAAAGAACGAAATGAAGGTTGATTCCAGAGATTATTGGAAGAACACTCATAAGGCTTTAAGTAAAATAAGCGAGAGGTTAGTTAAATTAGCTAATAAGGTTGGTCAACTACATTAAGTCATGCCTTTCGAAAAATACAGAAAGTCTTATATGGACTCTTTGTACAGTATTTCGACTTTATTAAAACGGTGGCATACAGAGATACAGAACAAAGATGTTAGTAAGAATTATATGATTGAAAAATTAACCGAGTGGATTAAAAGACTCGAAGATTTGAGACATGAAATAATGATGAGGAAAGATAAGTGAAAAAACATATATTAAAAGAGAATTATGAGAGATTTTTTGGTAAGAGAGAATTTGGTGATCCATTACCTACATTTAAAGGTGTGATGGAAAAACATAAAATAAATGAACAACAGGCACTGTTTCCTATACGGATTGATATGAAAGTTGATTATACAGATAATGAAACCACCGAGGAAAGTTTCGTAGAAGATATTGAAAAGGCCATTCAAGGAGTGATTGATACAAGTGGTGTTAATGTGTCTTGGACGGTAAACGATGATTCTATGGGTTAAATAGTGATTAAACTTAAAGATTTATTACTTGAAGTAAGCCTTTCAGACGAAATGAGAGAATTAAAGGCTTATATTGACAATGACGCTAGTCTATATCGTCAAAGATACATACCGATACTGAAGAATTTGTCAAGAAAGAAGAAACAAGGAAAGTTTCGTAAGGGATTGGCTTCAAAGGCATTTATGTACTTGATTGATGATGGTGCAAAACGATATGTTAAGTCTTATGGTGGAAATGCAAGAGATGATTTTCCAAAACGACAAAGAAAAGTTTTGGCAAAGGATTATGTTGAAAAATTTGAAGGTATTTTTAAAAATCAAGAATTTGATTTTATGAGATAGGAGAATAATCGTGTTAAAGTTAAAAGAAATAATGTCAGAAGGTTGGTGGGATAATATGAGTGATAAATCCCAGGCCGCGTATATTAAAAAACATGGTGAAGCTCCAGGTTCTGCTGGTGCTGATGACGAAAAAGAAAAAGAACCATCCGCGGATCCAGGAAGTAAGTGGGACAAACATTCAACAAAAGTAAAAGCAACTTCACCAGAACATCAGAAAGAAATAGATACTTGGATGAAAAAGTATTCTAATCCTAAAGGTGGTGTTGATTGGGACCAAGCGAAAAAAGACAACGCACCATTTCCAAAGGGAGAACCTGACGATCCCGCACGGGCCCGTGGTCGTGATGATGTACCAAAAGAACCTTTAGCAAGAGGTACTAAAGTTACTGCAAGTTGGAAAGGACTTTCAGGAAAACAACAGGAAATACCCGATGGACAAATCGAAGATGTTAAATATTCAGATAGTGGTCATGAAGTTGCATATGTTATCAGATGGAATAATGGAAATAATTTAATAGAACTACCAGCAGATAAAGTAAAGGGTGAAGATGAAGAACCCGATAGTGAAGTGGAACAAGAATCAAAATCAAAACATGAATTCGCAGAGTTCTATCAAAGATTTAAGAAATAGGAAATTAAAATGACAAAACTAAGAGATTTAATAAACGAAAGTAAATTTCTCAAACGAGAGTTTGGTGATCCACTTCCTACATTTGAAGATGTAATGGAAAAACACCAAGTCAATAAATTAAAAGAAGGTTGGTGGGATAATATGAGTGATGCCGCACAAAAGGCATATATTAAAAAACACGGTTCGGCTCCAGGTTCTGCTGGTGGTGATGATAACGGTGGTGATGGTGATCATGAAATGGCACCCGATATGGATTCACGAGATTATGATGTGGATGATGATGGAACTGGTGATGATGGTGGTGGAACTGGTGGTGGTGATAATAGTGAAAGATTGGGACAGATATCCCAAGAAAAAGCCGCAGCCGAGAAGGAAATGGCACATGCTGAAGAAATGGGTGATAAAAACGCATACGCAGATGCAGAACAAAAACTACATGACTTAGAACAAGAAGAAAAAGGATTGGGTGGCAGTGATGAACCAGATAAAAAAGATGATTTAGGTAAACCTTATCCCAAAGGAAATGCACCACCAAAGACGAGTATGATAGATCGTTTTTCATCTCAAAAATGGCTTGATATTGGATTGGAAGAGCAAAAGGAGTATGAGCGACATTTAAATAGATGGGCAGAAGAAGCCGCAGATAATGATGATGATGAAACTCTTGAGAAAATACAAAAATTGATGGATGAGTGTAAGGCAGAACAAGGAAGATTAGAAGATTCCGGGGCCTCGGACGCCTTTGACCCAGACAACCCAAAAATAGGAAGTCCCTACGATAGTCCCGATTCCGTTGTACCAGGTCATTGGAAACCGAGAACCAAAGGGAAAAAGAAAAGGCATCCAGGAAGAACTGGTAATGAATTAAACCAAGAAACTCTTACTATAGATGGTAAACAATATAATAGAATTAGTGAAGGTGTGAAAAAACAACCAAAACCAAAATATGAATTTTCAGAATTTTACCAAAGATTTAAGAAATAGGAGTAAAAAGATGGCAAGACAATTAATAGTAGATTATCTACCCTTTGAAATTACAAGAGAACAGATAGCTGAATCTCTTAAAGAAAATAATGGTCGTTTAATCGTTCATGGTGTATTACAACGGTCAGACGCCAAAAACCAAAATGGTAGAGTTTATCCACACGAGATTTTGACACGAGAATCAAAGAAATATGCTACCAACTTTGTAACTCAAAAAC